TTGAGTGCGCCTAATTGCTTTTCAGAGAAAGTACTACCGTACTTGCTTTCAATCTGAGCATACGCTTGTGCTTTGTCTTTAGCTGACTTTAAGTAGTCAATAGACTTTTGAAATGCATCAGAGCTTGGTGAAGCTGTACTTGATGTTGAATGTGAACTCGGTGCTGAGTTGCCGTGTGTATTGGTAGCATCAGCATCTTTAGTATCGTCAATTAAGAACATACCATTCAATGCATACTTTCTAGCATATGAGCTAGAGCTACCAAAGGATTGAGCTATATCCATACCCTTACGATTGGGGTCAATCCCAGCTTGAGCAGAAGCTGTTATCACATCTAGACCATCAGTAACAGTAGCTGTAGCGTTAATAAACGCTAAGCTACCTATCCCTACCACCTCATCAGAGATAGTCAGAGACAAGCCATACTTTGCAAGTAAAGGTTTAACAGCCTCTAAGATATCCTCCGCGCTTCGGTAGTTGTACTTACCAAAGTTGTTACGTTGGTTCTTCGGAGCCTTAAGTTCCGACTGCACTTTGATAAGTGCTTTGTTGAGTTTTTCCATTTGGTTGAATTTAATTTGTTGCTAATGTAAGAATGTTTCCTTAAGAAACAAAAACTTTTCGTAAATATATTTTAGTAGGCATCTCATTGTATACCCATTCAGTAACGCCACATAGCCACAAGTCTTTGACCTTGATACCTAGGTCAGACTGAGTAACAGCGTAGTCAGCTCCATCGTAAGGGCTGTCAGCTACCTTTGTTAGAGTGAGGCTGTTTGTCTTATACTTCTTCTTTGTAGAGACTTGTATGTGTACCTCATCTCTGTCTGTAGCACACAGCTCATCTAAGAGAACATCTGCCCCGCTAACCATTTCGAGATGCCACTTACCTCCGCGCCATTCTGGTAAGTCAACATACCATCTACCACTAGGTACTCTGTAGAATCTAAAGATTCTGTTCTCTGAGCGGATAGCTGTTGAGACAAGCTTTCTCAAAAGCTTGTTGTAGGCACTAAGTAAAATCATCTTGAATCTGTTCATAGTATTATATTTTATTATATATATTATATTATATATTATATATCATTATCCCTTAGGGGGATAATGATATTATATATTATTATCTAATAAGGGGGACTGTATCATCATTAGGTATTTATACCTAGACTAGGTATTTATACTTACTTCCTCCGTATCACGAAACATACTGAGCCACAACAGATTACCCTAATGCGCCTATCCAAGTACTTGACTCGGATAGGTACATTGAGGATAGTCTTGTTATGCAGTGAGCATATAGTATTAAATACTCTACGTGGTATTAACATACTAGTATTAAATACCTAGGCGTTAATAAACTCTTGTAAAGCATTCGCATCTACCATCTTGAGTACTTCATCGTAGCCAATGTTAGACAGCTTGTATCCACCGCCTACCATTAGGTAGGTGTTCTTCGCGTCCTCACCACTAGGTGCAGCAACGTGATTGGTGTAGCGAGTAACAGCATTGAACAAAGACCATAGTGTCTTGCCGTGTGTGTTTACCTCAGTAACAAGTGAGTCAGCAAAACTCTTTACTTGGTTTGACTTACGTGTTGAGATGCTGTCCTCCGGTGCATCAAGACTAACCTTGAACATAGCACGAATGGTACGGTCAACAGCCTCATCACTCAACGTAGTTGCATCAAACGCCTTGTATGTTTGGATAAGATTGAACTCCTCACGGATAGCATCTTGTAGCTGTGATATACTCACTGAGATACTTGACTCTGCATTACGGGTATGGCGGTGCTTAGACTTCATCTCCTTAAGTGTGCGGTAGAATCCATTGCTACATACGATTACTTTGTTAGCGACACCGAACGCAATAGAGGTGGAGCCATCGTGAGAATTCATAGCTGTGATGAACCTCTTGATATTGGAGGCACCGATGCGCTCTTCTTCAAGCTCTGCTTGTAAGTATATTTTCTTACCACCTTGCAGTGAGCCACCATTGGTGATAGGGATACCTGCTACATCAGTAAGCTCTACCATACGCTCTACGAGTTGAGAGTTCTGATAAGGTGTGTAACGCTCACCGGCTGTGCCTAGCCAAGCGTTGTTGTCATTACGGAAGATTCCGTAGCTCTCGGTAGGTAGACCATCCTCAGATACTAGAGGCTTCTTTTCTACTGACCAGTTAAGACCTGTGTCTTGTAATACGTTGAATGTTTTTTCGAATGTACTCATAATTAAATTGAATTTAGTTGGCGTTGTTGCCGTTGCAAATATAAATTGAAATGAATGCCGATGTCAAGCAATCAGCCATATTTTTTTTCGTAAGTATAGCTAACTGCTTGATTATCAGCGAGAAAAATTTTAAATAAGTTTGTTTAACTCCAGCTAAATCTATGCATCGGATAGAAATCTCGGTGGTTAGGCACAAGTGTGTCATCATCCTTGTAGTAAGGGTAGTGCACCAAGTCTTCTTGTTGCTTATAATAGATTTCTCTATCATTCGCAGGGTCAACTTGTACAGGATTTTCTTCAAGCCAAACATAATTGGCTGAATCAATACACACACCATATTCCCCGCTCTCCTCCTCGCCTTCAATTAAGAAATTTAGATTTGGATACTTGTCTATCATAGCACAGATTACAGGTGTAGGGAAAGCCCAAGCTGTCGCTAGTCTATAAGTTGCAAAACTCATAGAGCCATTCAGATTAATCTGTAAATCATCCTCGATATTAGCATTCCATTTCGTACCCCAATTCTCGTTGTTCCAACGATACCAGTTCGGCACATTATCTTTATCAAGTCTCTTCTCATCATCGAAAGATAATCCACCTCGATAGATGTTGTCGGGCTGAGGTATGAAGTGATTGAAATCAAACTCACGACCAGCAGTCTCGTACTTCTCAGTACCTTTTACGTTATGTACAAAATCTTGTACATCTTTCTCCTCACCTTCTACGGTGATTTCAAAGTAAAACCAATTAGGCATAGTTATTAAATTTAAGAGGGGGTATCAGCCCCCTCTGATTAATTACTTATTGATATTTAATTTAGCACTTACCATTACCTCAAGGCTATCAGCGAACTGTTGAATAGCTGTGTGTATCATAGACTCAACAGCATCAGTACTGATAGTACTTGCGTGGTTCTCTAATTCTTCAGAGACAAGTTGTTGCATACCTTCTCGGTCAGCGATACGTTCAGCTACTTGCTCTGCAAGAGTGTCAACATTGATGTTAGCGTGTTCCATAACATCATCCATATCTAGCTCACCAGCTATGTCTGATGCATCGATGTAACAAGCAAGGTCGCTCTTGTCGATGTTGTAAGCTACATCAGAGTTATCTATATTACTTGCTAGGTCATACATATCTATGTATTCAGCCAAGTCTGAAAGGCTGATGTTATCACGAGCTATCCCATCCCAATCAGTATTGTGCAACTCTTCTTGAAGAGATACTTGCTTGTTGATTAACTTGTGATTCTCTAATTCAAGAGACTTGATTCTATCACGCAGTGTTACGACTTCGTTGAATAGATTAGTAGATTCAATTTGGATTTTGTCAAGACCCAAGAACTTAGCGATTGCATTTTTCATTTGTTTGAAATTTAATTGGTTAATTTGTGGCATCGTTGCCTCGTTACGTATACAAGATAGCACCGATTGATTGCCGTTGTCAAGTTTTATTTTCTTATTAATTATTTACTACGTAGTAGTAGTTGGGGTAATAAATTCGTGTGTCTGAGTAAGTACATACACTACCCATAACACGAGTCGATAAGCTCTATCACTTCTTTTGGAGTCAGCTCACAAGTCAGCTTACTTCCGTTAATCATAGTTATCTTACTGCCCGTAGCTTGATAATCTATGCCGTTTTCATAGTCATAGATACTTGTCTTTGTAGGCATAATGGTTAGTATCTTATCGGGGTTGACCCAAGCTTGGGTGTTGTACAAAGTCTCAGTAGGTTTATCGTTCTTGTAACTTTGTTTCTTTAAACTTGTAATTAAAATCATAGATTAGTTATTTAAATTAGTGTTGTAAAATCTTGACATCTCTCTTGCCTTTGCCGACAAGTCCACTGCATAAGCCACACTTGGCGCAGTTACTTTTGTACCCTGCTTCCTTAGAAGCGGGACAAGACACAGCATCCTCACTACCATCGGTAGTAGCAATGAATGACCGGTAAGCTTTTTCTGAAGCTGTTACTGCCTCATCTTGACTATGTACACTAGCCATAAACCATTGACCATAGTCCTTAGCCCAGTCCTTGTTCCATTGGTGGGTGTACCCAGTCCAAGACTTTGCTACCCATACCATAGCCTCGACTACTTTAGTAGGCATCAGAGATGGCTCGCCATAAGTCCCGAAGCGAACATAAGTACCGAAGCACATCTCGACTATGTCGCCTTGCTTATCTCTGTCAAGAGGAGTCAAGTCCTCACGCTTGATACTACGTAGTAGTGAAAGGAAGCCAACGTACTGCTGAAACTTGTGGGTGTAACAGCCTCCGTTACCATTACCTAAAGAGAATGGACAGTCAAGACAATTACTTTTGTCAAGAGCAAAGAACTTCTTCATACCAAAGCCCTTACTTGTGGTAGCTAAAGCCCACTGCTGTACACTGAAGGTGTAAGTTTGCACCAATGATGAACCATCGGATATCTTGTCGTTACTTGTTTTACCCTTGCGGACAACAAAGACATTGTCGCCATCAAGCCATACTACTTTGTTACTCATTGTCTTGAAAATTTAAATCGAAGATATCTACTAGGCTTTCTTGGTCTTCTTTAGAAAGTCTATCGAACAACCAAGCTATCTCATCCAAAGGATGATTCATTTTTAAAACTCGCTCAGCATATAGCTTTGCATAGTTAAGTTTCTTCTTAGGAAGATTGTCGGATACTTTAGTGATTTTGTAGATTGACATAGTCATTGAAAATTTAGTTATTGAAAATAGGAGGGGGACTCAACCCCCTCCATAGGAATTACTTAGCCTTAGGGACAAGGTCGTATTGCTCTGCAATTGTATTGTACAAGACAAAGACAGGAGTAATAGTGTGGATGGGAGACTCAGAAGACTTAGCTATCAAGTCAGCATATTCGAAGGCTTCAGTAATAGTCTTTCTTGACCCGAACAATCCCTCTACTTGAAGGGATATTCTTTCATCGTTAGACTGAGCTTTAAGTTCAGCGATACGACTACGGTAGTAGTCAGCCTTGTCTTGATTACCATCACGGACAGCATCTTTGAGTCTTACTTGAAAGTACTCAAGCTTTGGTAATCTGTCTTGTTTGTTTTGCTTGTTGTAAGCCATAATTGAAAAGTGTTTGAAAATTGAGTGGCGTTATTGCCGATTGACAGCACAAAGATATAATGGTCGATTGCCGTTTGTCAAGTTTTTTTTCTTATTAAAAATGTACTACGTAGTAGTAAGGGAGCCAATAAAATTATGTGCGCTCCCATCCATACGAGGATATGAGACCAGAGTCAAACATTCTCCTAAGGTTTTTGTAGGCACTTGTTGATTGAGGTCTCACGCAGTGCTTGACCTCGTATAAAATCTTTGTTGGTTCAAGACTTGAGCATTCCATCTTGAGTGGCGTGTAATAAAAGTTCGTTCTATACATAGTCTTTGTTTTTAGGAGGGGGATATAACCCCCTCCGATTAGTATTATTTGCTTAGTTCAGCAGTCATTAATTCTGTATAGAATTCTTCGCAAGAGTTTACAAAGTCTTCGTTTAACTTGTCTCTGTTGATAGAAACAACAGCCTCAAACAGGGCAATGAACAAGTCTTTGTTCTTTGTATTCTTTGGAAGACCAAGCATTTGCTTGTACTGAGACTTTAGTCTTGACAATCCTTTCTGAGGATTGGTTAGTCTCATTCCTAACTTAATGTCCATCATTAAGTCGTTCATAATTAGGATAAACTGATAGCCGTTCATAGTCTTTGAAATTTTAATTAGACACTGACTAGGTATAATTACCTAGTTTCGACCTCTAAGGTCTCTTCAGAGTGCCTTGTACTACCCTAAGTAGTACCACTCTACAAACTCATTCAAATCATTGATTTGATTGTCATTAAGAGACATAGTCTCTGTATCAAGGGGTAGACCTCTAAGGTCAAGCCACGACTTTACAACTTCGTTGTATCTCATAGTGAAGGGTTTTGTGGAGGGCATAAGCCCTCCGATTATTACTTTGTCTTGATGTCTTCCTTACTTTGTAAGGTCGATGATTGTTAGGGCAACATTCAGAGGCAAAGCCTCTATGATGGATTGCTTGTTATTATCACTTGCTAAAGCAAGGGATACAAGGGCTTCTCTAACAGCCTTGCTGTTTACGGATGCTTTAGCGAAGCTAAACGGAGACTTTGTCTCTACAACCTTCGGTTCAGCAATATGACAAGGGATAGAACGTTTCTTTGCAACCTTCTTCGAAGGTATAGAAGTACTCTGTACTTTACCAGCCTTCTTGCCTTTGGCAACAGTCGTGCTCAGTAACGTAGTTACTCTAGTACCATCCTCAAGGATTAGCATCTCACACTTATCTCCTTTGGAGATAGCCTTCCCTGTAAGGGAACAAGTTCCGTAGGACTTCTTCGCTACAAAGTCAAAGACTTTCACTGCTTCGATGACTTCGTCATTGTAGACTCTGCTGATTACACTAGCTTTGCTAGTAGGGACTTTGGAAGTTGACATAAATTGAAAATTTATAAAGTTAGTGTCAGTGGCTTTTTGCTGCCGACCCTTATAGTATACTAACCTTGTCAAGTTTTTACCCCTTTAGGGGTAGATTATTATCCCCTTTAGGGGATGTTACAAATGAAAGTTTTTTTCTTAATAGTTATTTAACCCCCTAAAGGGGGGTTACTGGGGCTATTAAAATTGTGTGAGCGCCCTTGTGATGCATTATCCAGCCGGATGTAATGCCCAGATATGGAAGGCAAATCGTAGGGTCTCTAAAGACCCTTGAAGGGGATTAGAATGCATATCCTTAGGGATATGGGAAAAGAGGGAAGGGGATTGACTCGGCACTCGGAGTGCCTCCGCATAATGCTTACGACTCTCACGCTGAGTCCAGACGCTTAGGTATATGTACTCAGACATAGCGCATAGTCAAGACTTGTCTTGATGACGGCTAGGTATAAAAGCCTAAAAGTTTCTAGGTCTTTTCGCTTAACGCAAGGGGGTTGGGTCTCGGATTCCGTTTCGGTTCCTACGTGCGGGCGTGCTATTATATATATAATCCCCAGTCTAAACATTTCTAATCAATCCATACATTTCTACCTAAATTCTACATTTCCATCCAAAACACGCATTTAAAAGCTGTTCTTAAAGTAGGTATAAAGTACTAGTATAAAATACCTAGTCTGTAAAGGCCTGTAAATTAAGGGAGTCTGTTTGCAAAGGATGCAAGAATGAGTATTTATACCCACTTGATTTATTCAAAAAAAAGCCGTAACTTTGCTTAGTCTCAGAAAGGCGGTTTCTTGGGGATAACCGCCTGCATCGGAAAGAATAATGCAAGACATTTCACAAAGTAGCCGTATGAGCGGTGCACTGTATCCCTATCTTTCCTTCTTATATGCTAGTTATTCTGTATCTATTATTGATTATCTTTGTACCTGTAATGGTCTTAAAACTAACTACATACAGCTTTAGTACTCCCCATCCGTTTGGATGCGGTACTGATGAGGTTTGTTACTGTGAAGAGGCACCAGATTGTAAGAAGCGTGAAGGCGAAGAAGAGTAGGTCAGCAAAGTATTATGCGAAGAACGCTAAGGCAAGGGCTAAGAAGAACGCCTATGCTAAGGAGTACGATAAACAGCCTCGACAAAGAAAGCGTCGTGCAGAGCTGGTTAAGATTAATCGTAAGGCTGGGACTTATGGTAATGGTGACGGAAAGGATTACGACCATACGGAGAAGAAGTTTATGAGTGCTAAACGAAACAGAGCTAAAAAATAATGAAGGCAAAGAAATACGAAGGCGGTGGTACGGTTACCAAGAAGATGGTAAAGGAAAGCTACGATAAGAAGTTTAAGGAGTCAGCTAACTTTGCTAATGACTTTGCTAAGTACGCAGAAACAGGCATTGGACCTAACGGTATGCCTTTATCCGCTGCTAAGAAAGCCAAGTATGCTGAGATGGCAAAGAGAGCTAAGAAAACATCTACTAAGATGAAGCCTGCGTATAATAACGTAGGGTTGTCTATTCCTAAAGGAGAGTCTCCTAAGTTTGGTAAAGGCGGCAAGCTAAAAAAATATCTAAAAGGCGGACAGGTTAAACTTGATGCTAATAAAGACGGAAAGATTACTGGTACCGACTTTATGATGATGCGCAAGAAGTAATGAAAGCATCTCGCAAAAAAGTAATGGTAGAAGCTCCTTCCGGTTATCATTGGATGACTGAGAAGGGGCGACACTACCTTATGCCTCATAAAGGCAAGTTCGTGCCGCACGAGAATGCTTCTTTAAAAGCTCCCTTCAGAGTAAAGGCTAAGCACGGGTAGGCACATTAATCTGTTCCTGCCCTTCTATCTTTCTATAGTACTTCTGTACCATAAGCCGACCCTTCTGGGTTAAGGCGTACCTAACCTTGTACTTCCACTTGTTTTCATTAAACATAGCGTCTAAGTGGGTTGCTGGTGCCAACCTATTGTAGTACTTATATATGATTTCTTTTCGCTGCAGAGGATACATCAGTCGCTGTGCAAGCTTTATTCTATTGTAGAAGTAAGCTTCAGATATGTAGTCCATAGTAAAGAACTCGTAGTCATAGATAAACAGCATAAAGTTTATCTCCCTTTCAGTAGCCTCGTAGTTTCCTACCATATCCCTCATTACCAATCTCTGGTACTTCAAGTATGACTTACCTATCTTATCCGAGTCCTTATACTTAAAGTCCCGAAACATACTCTTTTTAGAACGCTTCGCCATTTTTATTAAATTTGCATTAAATACAAAGTTAAGCAAATGGCAACTCTTTCAGGAAATAAGATAAAAGACACCTACACTTCGTTACTGAAGTTAGACTCTAATGGTGCTACCACAACTATTAAAGCAGTAGAGGACGGTGCCGGTACAGATACCGCACTCTCTCTATCTACAGATACCGTACAGGTAGACAAGCTTAAGTTTACCTCAGCGCCAAACACCGACAATGCGGAACTAACAGCTTTATTTGTAGACGGCAACAACGAGGTGGTTAAAAGAGAGTTAGACGCTTCAGCTTTTGCTCCAGCTTCGGTTACCTTCGCTAACCCAATGTTTATCTTACGACCCGAAAACGATTTTGCTATTGAGGCGGGTCTTTCTACTCCTACTCAGCAGGGAGTCAACAATAATAGCAATTCTTCTTCCCACGAGGTTAACGATTCTACAAATCATTTAACGACGAGCTCAACTACTGTTGGTGCGGTTGTAGTACAAAAAGAAGGACTTGTAAAGATTGATGTAAATATGATGATTAATATTCCTTCTGGAAACTCTAATATTGAAGTAGCTATATACGAAAAAGCATCTGGTGGTTCAGCTGTATTAATTCAAAGTATTATCAGAGCACATAGCTCTGGAGCAAATACTGGTATTGGTTTTTCATTAGTACGAAACGTTGCTGCTAATACAGATTTATTTTACGAAATATCAAGTTCAGCATCTGCTACACTTAAAAACACATCTACATTTATTTTAACTAAATTAGACTAATGACTGAAAGACAAAAAGACTGCATTCTAGAAATACAAGAACTCATTATAGGTATTAACGAAGTCGTGAAGAAACACGACCTTAGTGATGAGTTCCTAGCCTGCATCGCCATAGGGTTTTTAGATATGGAAACCAAGCATATGGACGAGGAAGGTAACGAGCGTGCAGATATGAGTCTACTTTCTTCATTCTCTGTAACCGACGAGGATGAACTAGACGACCTACTTTCCTACTGCGTGGAAGCGTACAGAATGGATGTAGAAAATGACCAGCCGAAGGAAGGCACTATAGACTGGTGGCTAAAACACTTCGGCAACGATAATGTAAATTAGCAGTTGGACCCTAGGTCCACTTAAATTAAATAAAGATGATTAGAAAGATTGTAATTGGGCGCGACCCCAAGGACGCTATGGCATACTATGTAGGTATGCGTGCTGGCTCTGGAAATGTAGTCGCAATCACTGAAGATGATGCATATCTGCACCACTATAGTAAAAAGCGGTATCTTATATACATTGAGAATGAGGAAGGGACTATGCTTTGGAAGGCTATAGATGATATGCCCTGTATTCTAGAGTACGATTTAAAATTTGAATAGTATGAAACCATTACGTCAATTTATCGTACACATTCCGCAAAAGTTTAAAGATGAAATTAAACTCACTGAAGACACTACTCTAAAGCTAGTAACGAAGTTTAACGAATTTGAAAACCGTGTAAACCTTGGTAAAATCGTAAGCTGTCCAGCTGGATTTACCAATCGCAACGGAGACACATTATACTTCCACCATCACGTAGTACTAGAACAAAAATACGACATTGGAGATGACCTATACTTGGTTGATTACGACTCTAACGGAGGATATGGAAACCACGCTATCGCAATCGAAGATGAAGCTGGTGATATTACTATGCTTGGGGATTGGTGTTTTGTTGCACCCCCACCTAAGGCGGAAGAGGAAACAACTTCTTCTGGTATTATTCTTGGACTCCCAGAAAAACCTAAAGAAGAAGGACAGCTTCTACATATGCCGGAAGGCTCAGAATGGATTGGAGCTAGCGCTGGTGATTTGGTGGGTTACCGACCGAATTCAGAATATGAGATGGAACTTCTTGACGGCAGCAAAGCCTACCGTATGAGAACAACGGAACTAGTGTATGTCAAAGAAGCGTAAGTTTACCACCGTAGAAGCATCGACGCGATTGCTCGCCTCTATGGAGGTCGCAATCAACAATATGATTGATGAAGTAAGAAAGCCTGTAGATGCAGAGCTTTCTGGCTCACAGCGTAAAGCAGAACTACAGAGTATTAAACAAACAGCAACAGATGCAAAAGAACTCCTCATTGAATACCAAAGACTTGAGCAGATGGTCAGAGAACTCAAAGAGACAGGAGGCATTGAAGCAGAACAAGACTACTCTGGAGGATTCGCAGAGAAGTTCTCCAAGTAATCAGATATTCTGTTACTGGGATTATTAATTAAATAAAATGGCTGGACTCAAACAAAACGAAGACTATGATAACTACGTTGTTAACATATGTCCCAACGATACGGAGGGTGAAGTACTCACCATCGGTGGGCTTGATATTCAGCTTCCCAAAGCTCCCAACAAAAAAGAAATCCTCTTTTATGACCGGAAGCCTGCTATGCAAATGTGGGAAAGACTTCCTGTGCCAACAGAACTGCAGAGGATTCGCTCTATGGATGAGTGGTACGAGATGCCCTCAGACTTCAAGAAACGTTTTTCTCCATACATCGAGAAGGAGTTTAAGCGTAGGCGTGAGGGTCTTTGGTTTTACAATAACGGTGTGCCTACATACATTACAGGGAGACACTATATGCTCCTGCAGTGGAGCAAAATGGACATCGGATACGCATCGTACTTAGAATTCCAGAGAAGGCTGTTTATTCACTTTGCTGCGTGTGAGGCAGACCCACGTTCCATAGGACAGATGTATACCAAGTGTAGACGTTCGGGGTATACCAATATGTCGGCAGCCATACTCGTAGATGAGGGAACCCAAGTAAAAGATAAGCTATTGGGCATACAGTCTAAGACGGGTAAGGACGCACAGGAAAACATCTTTATGAAGAAGGTAGTTCCTATGTTTACGTCTTACCCATTCTTCTTTAAGCCTATACAGGACGGTACTACCAACCCTCGTATGGAGCTTGCCTTCCGTGAGCCATCCAAGCGTATCACTAAAAAGAATAAAACCTCTAACAAGGGTGAGGCGCTTAATACCATCATCAACTGGAAGAACACCACAAACAATGCTTACGATGGTGAGAAGCTTCACATCCTCTACTTGGATGAGGCAGGTAAATGGGAACGCCCTACGGATATACGAGAAGCGTGGCGCATTGAGAAAACCTGTCTTATTGTAGGTCGTAAGATTATCGGTAAGGCACTCGTAGGTTCTACGGTAAACCCTATGGATAAGGGTGGTAATCAGTATAAGGAGATATGGAGAGACTCTGACCCAGAAGATAGAAACGCCAATGGAAGAACAAAGACTGGTCTTTATAGACTATTTATACCCGCCTATGAAGCCCTTGAAGGATTCTTTGATAAGCACGGAAACCCTATTGTGGATGACCCTGAAAAACCTGTACAGACGATTGATGGGGACTACGTAGACATAGGTGCAAAGACTTACCTTAAAAACGAGCGCGATGCCCTAAAGAACGATGCTAGGGAGCTTAATGAATTTATACGTCAGTTTCCCTTTACCATTGACGAGGCAATGCGCGACAGTATTGAAGGCTCTACCTTTAACATCGGAAAGATATACGAACAGGTTCAGTACAATCAAGAGCTGTACCCACACCCTGTGGTTCGTGGTAATTTCAGCTGGAAAGAAGGCGCTAAGGATAAAGAGGTTATGTTCAATCCTAATCCGCAGGGCAGATGGCGCATCGCTTGGCTTCCAAAGGCAGAGATGCAAAACAAATACGTAATTAAACACAATAAGAGACACCCAGCTAATGACCACATTGGCGTAGGCGGTGTGGATAGTTATGACTTGGATTCTACAACAGATAACAGAGGTTCAAAAGGTGCTTGCCACCTTTACAACAGGTTCAATATGTCTGCTCCTGCTAATATGTTTGTCGCTGAGTATGCTTCTCGCCCTCCTCTTGCAAGAATATTTTACGAGGACATCTTAATGGCAGCGGTATTTTACGGATACCCGCTGCTGATAGAAAACAACAAGTACGGAATCGTAAGGTACTTTGAATCAAGAGGCTACGAAGAGTATGTAATGAAGCGGCCAGAGCACCTGAAGGCACCTAATGCTGCCGCAAATGTTAAAACCAGAGGTATTCCGTCTAACTCTGTAGACGTCATACAGTCTCACGCACAGGCTATAGAGGCTTACGTAGAAGAGCACGTAGGTGTAAACTCAGAAACTGGTGAGATGGGCAAGATGTACTTTGAGCGCACGCTAGAAGACTGGATTGGTTACAAGATAGACAACCGTACCAAGTTTGACCTTACCATAAGCTCTGGATTAGCCCTTCTAGCGGCACAGAAATTTAAGCAAGAGAAAAAGGTTAGCTCATTTAATGATAAGCAATTCTTCCGCAGATATAACAAGGAGATAAGGCGTTAAAACACAGGTCTTTATTTTCGTATATTTGCAAGGAAGTATTCTGCGAAACGCTATATGTACGATAACAATAACGACAGAGGGAAATATGGTAATTTTCCCGACCCATTTGCACACTATTCTAAAAAGACATCCAAGTCTTACGGTATCAAGTACGCCCAAGCCATTGAAAAGCAGTGGGGTCAGTCTGATGACGAACGAAGTTTGTTTAGACGCAGGCTTAAAGACTTTGAGACAAACAGGGACTATGCTAATGGTACGCAAGATACTTCTATATACAAACAGATTCTAAACTCTTTAGACCCAAACAGCGGTGACGGTACGTTGCTAAACCTTGACTGGTCTCCAGTGCCTATCGTTCCTAAGTTTGTAAAGATTGTTGTAAATAACATTCTATCTAAAAAGCCTTACCCAAATGTTAAAGCACTTGACCCGCTTTCTCAATCAGAGAAAGACGAGGAAAGAGCAAAGAAAATGTTTGAGGTTAAAAACAGAGAGATGCTCCGTGCATTGGCTCAGCAAGGTGTAGATATTGGTACCGATATCAACAGCATACCCGAAACTCCGGAGGAAGCTGAAATATTTATGGATACCAACATCAAGACAGCTGCAGAGATAGCAGCACAGGTTGGTACTAATATTACGCTAGAGTGGAATGACTTTGACCAACGTATATACCGAAGAGCAGTCAATGACTTAGTAACCTGTGGTATGAGTGTTGTTAAAAGAAACAACGACCCAAACTATGGAATCCAAGAAGAATACATCGACCCAGCATACTTCTTCCATAGCTACACCGAAGACCCTACGTTTAGCGACCTCATCTACGCAGGACACATTAAGAAAATTAGCATCTCAGAACTTAAGCGTATTGCTGGTGATGAGCTTACAGAAGAGCAATATGAAAAGATAGCTCAAGGGGTAAAGAATAAGTACCAGAACAGAGCAGACAAACTATCTTACAAATACTACGATGAAACACTAGACCGTACAACATACGGTTACGATGAGTTCATTATTGAGATTATGGACTTTGAATTCCTCTCTACAGACGATATGATGTTTGAAGAGAAAGGTTCTAAGTTTGGTAATACTAATTTCTACTACAAGGGATTTGATTACACACCTCCCAAGGAGTCGGTGTACGACCGTAAGCCTATGAATATGAATATTCAGACGGTATACGGAGGTAGTTATATTATTGGCACTGGATATATGTTTGGATACGGACAGAAATCTAATGTACCTAAGAATGCACACGATTTAACGAAAGCTAGGCTATCTTATTCAGTGGTTGCTACCAACCTACGCAGAATGATGCCTAAGTCTCTTGTAGGCTCTGTAATCGGCTTTGCTGACCAATTGCAACTCTCTCACTTAAAACTCCAGCAGTCTATCGCTAAGGCTAAGCCTGATGGACTTATTGTAGACATTGAAGGGTTGGAAAATGTACAGCTTGGTAAAGGCGGTGAATTACAGCCACTAGACATACAAGATATCTACGAGCAAACTGGTGTCTTCTACTACCGCAGTAAGAATCCAGAAGGTGGGTTCCAGAACCCTCCAATTAGGTCTCTAGACAATAGCATTAGGAATATTAATGAGCTTATCGGTATTTACAACCACAATCTTCGTCTTATCCGTGATACTACAGGTATTAACGAAGTAATGGATGGAACATCCCCTAAAGGAGAACAACTTGTAGGTGTAAGACAGCAGGCTATTGCAGCTGGAAACAATGCTATTTATGATATTACTAATGCTGCTATCTATTTATACAGCAGAGTATGCGAAGACGTTGTTAAATGTCTTCAGATATTACCCACTAAATCTGTATTGTTTAAAGCTTACGAAAGAGCTATTGGCAAAAGCAATATGCAGGTGTTGTCTTCATTTGGAGACCTGCCGATGTACAACTTCGGTGTTAAGGTTCAGACGGAAATGGACGACACTGAAAAAGCATACTTAGAGCAAAACATTCAAGTAGCTCTTGCCCAGAAGGAAATTGACCTAGAGGACGCGATGGCTGTAAGACAGCTTAAAGATGTCGACCAAGCCGAGCGCTTGCTTATTATTCGTCGCAAGAAGCGTATGAAGATGCAGCAAGAGATGGCACAGCAAAACTCGCAGATGCAGGCTCAGATGAATCAAGCAACAGCTCAGGCAAGTTCGCAAGGCAAGATGCAGGAGATTCAGATGCAGAGTCAAGCTAAGATTGCTGAGATTCAAGCAGACGCGCAGGCTAAGGCTCAATTGCTTCAATTGGAGTACCAACTCAAGGGTCAGATTGAAGGAGCTAAGACGCAAGCTACGATGGGTATGAAGCAGCAGGATATGCAGTTCAGAGAAGACCTTGAGGACAAGAAAGAAAAGGCTAAGGACGATAGAGTTAAGAAGCAGGCTGTAGAGCAGTCTAAGATGATTTCTCAGCGTCAAGGCAAACGAGGTGAGTTGACTGATGAGGGTCAGAACCTCTTAGATATGCTAACACAATAATAACTATATTTGCTAAGTATTTGGCTCACAGAGCATTGACACTTTGCATAACTTAAAACTTGATATACGATGGCTTACGAAAACGTAAACGCAACCCCTAACTTCCAGCGCCAAGTTCTTGGCCAGAAGGGATTCAGAAAATTCAGAACAGGAAACACCTCTAACGCAGGCGAGTTCTACCGTGCAATCACTGTACTTGCAGACGCTAGTATTACTACGACTTCAGAGTCTGGTGATAGCTTAAGCTCTGAAACTATTCCTGCAGGTGTAACTATCTACGGATTGTTCAGCAGCATCACTATAGTAAGTGGTGATGTACTGGCTTATATAGCGTAAGCTATGTTAGGTCTAGGATTATCATTAACTACCGGAGGAGTAGCTACACCAGCGTATGTTGCATTGGCAAAAGCCTTTGTCACAAGGGTTGAGGCCGACGGAGGTACAGTAGAAAGCTTCGCCTGTCTCAAGACGGATATGGCGTACCTCACCTCTAATCCAGCTGCTCCTGCAGGATACACTGTGGAATGGAGTGCCGCTACAGTTGGTAGTTCAGCAGAGTTTAGAATCAATCTTGTTGGTGGTGCAGGCTATACTTATACTTACGCTGTTACAGACTCACAGGCTACTGAAGTAACTGGCACTGGGGTTATGGGTGGAAACATCCAAGCGGTTATCGCAGACCTCAGCACATTGGTAGACGGCACTGTAACGTTAGCTGTGTACTTGACGGGTGCTGGTGGTGATGGATTGGTAGTTACGGATACCGCTACGCTTGTGGGATATACAGGGCTGCTTGACACCTATAGTGGTGCCGCAGCCGCATACTCACTAAGGCTGTTGGATACATCATACACGGGCGATGCTATTGTAGTGCGTAGGGCTTCGGACAACACGACACAAAATATAGGTTTTGTAAACAACGAA